AGTTTTACAAAACGAAGTAGTAAAGGGTTATCTAAAAAATGCAGAATTTGAAGTACCTGCAATAGAAATGATAGATGGCCTACCTTTCAGGGGTAAAGCAGATATTATAAAAGGTAAAACAATTATAGATTTAAAAACTACTTCTACTAACCTAAAAGATTTTGGGTATTCAGCAGATAAGTATAATTATGATATGCAGTGCTATTTGTACATGAAATTATTTAAAGCAACTGATTTTAAGTTTATAGTAGTAAACAAACAAACTAAAGATATTGGTATATTTGAAACAAGTGAAGAATTTTATGAAAAAGGTGGTACAAAATTTAAACAAGCTGTAAGTGTGTACAGGCATTTTTTTGAACAAGAAAACGATTTAGACCAATATATATTAAGGGGAATATTATGAAACAATTACAAGGATTTGTAGAAAAAAGAATAAAAGAAATAAAAGAAACAGAAGTAGTAAAACAACCTACAGAAGAAAGAAAAACTGCACCTATATATTCAGGGGTACTAAAATACTTTCCTGATGCTATAAAAGAAGTAGCAAGATGCAGTTACAAAGGTAACATACAACACAACCCCAATAAAAAACTACATTGGGATAGAAGCAAAAGTGGGGATGAACTTGATGCACTTACAAGGCACTTACTACAAGCAGGTACAATAGATACAGATGGTGTAAGGCATAGTGTTAAGGTAGCATGGCGAGCATTAGCAAATTTGCAAAAAGAATTAGAACAAATTGAAACTTAATACAATACATGAATTTTACCTACTTACACTACAAGACATAGATGATGGTGCAACCAAACAAGAACTACTAAAGATAGTAGAAATGTATGAACAGCAGGAAATGTATGAAGCATGTGCAGGTATGATAAAAGCAATAAAAGAAAGTTATGATTAAAAAAATTAGAGAATTAGTAGAAACAGAAACTGGTATACAAGATATATCAGTAAAAAAAAGAACACAACCTTATGTAGAAGCAAGGGTTTTATATTCTAACCTTGCACTAAAACATACAAAGCTATCTTGTAAAAGAATAGGTGAAGAAATAAACAGGGACCACAGCAGTGTAGTACACCACAAAAAAGTATTTACACAATGGATACAACTAAAAAAGTTTTATGCACAAAACCTAAACAGCTACAAAACACTTGAAAGTATGTTAGAAGAAGAAAAAGTAGTAGATACAAATGCTATAGATTTATACAGAAAGTATAAAAGAGAAAGTAAGATACTACTAAAACAAAACAAGGAACTAATTAAAAAACTTGAACTAAAGCAAAAAGAAATAGATAGATTAAAAAAGTATGAGCCAATTTGGTAATAACAAAACACTATTTTTTTTATTGTATATTTGATTAATCAAGTTTTTTCAAGATGACAAAGGATATTGCACAGGAGTTAGAAAAGTATGTACAAACAATTAAAAATAGATATTCAATAAAAAACAGGGCAGGTAATTATAACCAAGAAAGTTTTGATATAAAAGAAACTATACCAACTTCAGACCATACAGCAACAGTTATATTTGAAAAGAGTACAGGTAAATTAGCATGTTTCTTTTTTTACTATATAAATAAAGGATTATCAAAAGGGTGGAAATATTTCGTACCTACAGATAGCCACATAACAGGCATGAGGGCTTTTGAATATTATAAAATAAATGTAGAAAGGGAAAACTACAAGTATAATTTTAAGGATAGCAAATAAATTAGAATATGGCACATGGGGGTAAAAGACAAGGTTCAGGCAGAAAAACTAAAGCAGAAGAAATAGATTTAATAGAAAAACTTACACCATTAGAACCTGAAGCATTTGCAGCTTTATCCAAAGGAATACAAAAAGGTGATTTTAAGTTTGTACAATTATTTTATAATTACTGGGCAGGTAAACCAAAAGAAACAAAAGATATAACCATAAACGAAGATGTACCTTTGTGGTTAGAAGATTAGATGTTTAAAAAAACACAAGCACTATATAAATTACTGGGGTTAAAGAACAGGGTAAGAATTGTATGTGGGGGTACTTCAGCAGGTAAAACAATTTGCATATTACTTATACTAATACAAGATGCAATAAAAAATAAAGGTAGGGAAGTATCAGTAGTAGCTTCTACTGTACCTGCTTTACGTAGGGGTGTATTAAAAGATTTTTTAAAGATTATGAAAAGTACAAATAGATACAAAGAAGAAAGTTTTAATAAAACCACACTTAAATACACTTTTACTAATGGCAGCTATATAGAATTTTTTAGTATAGACCAACCTGATAAGATAAGAGGTAGTAGAAGAACAGATTTATTTATAAACGAATGTAACACTATACCTAATGGTTTTGAAAGCTACCAACAATTAGCTATAAGAACTTCAGGTAAGATATGGTTAGATTATAACCCTACCAGTTTGTTTTGGGTAGATAAAGAATTAAAAGGCCAACAAGATACAGATTTTATAAGATTAACATACAAAGATAACAACACACTACCTGAAGGTATAATAAAAGAATTAGAGAAGGCAAGAGATAAAGCAAAAACAAGTAGCTACTGGGAAAACTGGACAAGGGTGTATTTAGATGGGCTTACAGGGGCTTTACAGGGTGCTTGTATACCTGACTGGCAAGAAATAGACAAACTGCCCTTAGAAGCTAAATTATTAGGTTATGGTATGGACTTTGGATATGTAGACCCTACTACAATAATTGCATTATATAAATGGAACAATTCTTATATATTTGATGAAGTATTATATAAGAGTAATATGGTATTAAGAGATGTAAGTTTGTTTTTAACACAAAACAATATAAAAGAAAACATAATAGCAGACCATGCAGAACCTAAAAGTATAGCTACCCTTTCTATGGATGGCCACAAAATATACCCCTGCACAAAAGGTAGGGATAGTGTTACCTATGGTATAAACATGATAAACCAAAATGAAATATATGTAACAAGTAATAGTAAGAACTTAAAAAGAGAACTACAAGGTTATGTTTGGGCAAGGGATAAAGAAGGTAACACCATAGAAAAACCTACTGGGGTTCACCCTGATTGTATAGATGCATGTAGGTATATTTTAACAGACCATTTAAGTACCCCAAAAGGGGAATATTATATTTATTAGTTAATATTTTGTTTATAACTATAAAAGTATTAATTTAGATAAACATTTAAAATAACAATTATGAAAAATACAATGATTTATTTAGAAAGTGTTGGTTCTTATATAGATGAAAACACAGCAAACATTTACCCTGCATTTGATAATGGCAAATGTGATTTAGCAAACCCTATTTCATTAATAGAAGAAGAAGTGGCAAGTGATTGGTGGGAAACTTTAAGCAAAAAGGATTACAAGATTGCAAAAAAGATATTTCAATCCTTTTTATATTAACTTTAAAAAAACAATTATGAATTTAGATAAAAACTTTAGTGAAACAATTATTAGATTAAATCAGAAAATAGATAAGTTAAGAGAATCTATACATGATAGAGAACAAAAGATAATAGCACAAGAAGAAACTATAGATGCTATGGATAAACAATTAAAAGATTTAGAATTACAAATAATGGATAAAAATTTTGGAACATGGAAGAATATAGATTAATTAAAATGGTAATAAATGATAAAGAAAATAGAAAAACATTATACAAAGTAATAGCATATGGCCTATTGTCTTTTGTAAGTTTTTTTAGTTTCTTGTATGGCACAATGTATTTTATTGGATGGATGGTAAGAATGAAATTGTAAGTGCATGTTGGGGTGCTAATTGCTATGTATATTACAAACCAGTAGAACAAGGAAAGAACAAAATGGTAAAACTGGAAATGAATTTACAAGGCAACATAACCACAGGCACAGAACTATATAAACAAAACAGTAAAGAAATAATAAAAAAAATTGTAGAACTATATGAATATATTTATAAAAATTATGTAACTTAAAGTAATTTCATTTTTGATTTGATTTGGTTAATATTAAGGCAGGTAGAAATACCTGCTTTTTTTGTGTTATACACTTTCCTAATAATTTTATTGTATAAGTATGAAATTAGATATAATACTACCTACTGATTTATCAGAAATAACTTTACAGCAGTATCAAAAGTTTGTAAAGATAGATACAGAAGAAAATAAAGATAGCAGTTTTCTAATGCACAAAACTGTAGAAATATTTTGTAACCTTGATTTAAAGAACATTGTAAAGATTAAAATGGTAGATGTA